GTATCGAGGATTTCTCGGTAGTTGGTAGATTCTCGATTCGCGAATAGGTATATTCCGTATTCCGATATGCGATATGTTACAAAGTAGGGGTTGTTTTGGTTATTATTTGTAATGGAATAAGGGTTGATAAAGCTACTCTGATAGCTATTCTTTATTGATTTGGGTAAATATCGTTACTATGGTATCTACTGGGGTAAATTTAGTTTTGTAGGGGTTAAATTGGTTTATCGGGTAATTAATCGAGTAATTCAATGTTATGTGTTAAACATTTACTATCTTTGGGTTTAAAACAAATAGATATGCTAGTACAGTTTTTGGTTAGTGATTTTGATGATGATGATACAATTATTGAGTGGAGGGATTTATATATTGATGAGAGTAAGATTATTGGGTTTTATTTGCCTGATAGTGATGATGTAATAGAATCTAGTATAAACATTTTACTTGCGGAGAGTACATTTACGTTAAAGCAGGAAAAGCATTTACTAGACTATTTAGATAAAAGATTTGTAAATAAGATTTAGAATTTGTATATTGCTTAATTATTTCGTAATTTTACATAAATTTATAATATAGCAAAGAGAATTAAGATTGTAGGAAACTCATTACAAGTACAAGATACAATTACCTCTAAAATAGAAGTTGATGAAGTATCAGCATATATGTATTTCGATAATAAATTGCTGAATGATGGGGTTATTAAAACCTTCAGAATAATTTATTTTTTTCATGTTTAGTTTTAGGTTTCCTTGCGATTATTAATTTAGTTGCAAGGTTTTTAATTTATAAGTTGTACATTTGGTATATAAATAAGTATTATGGATGAAAAGATATTAGAAATAGTTATAGATAGTGTAGATACTTGTACGGATAATGATGGTAAGGTTATATTTTCAAGTTCATATATTTATATAAATGGTGAGCTAGTTGATTCAGACGGAAACCATATTGAAGCAGTATTAAGACATTTAGGGTATGATGCCAAAGTTTATTACGAATAGTTATGGAAGAAGAATTAGAAGAAAATATTTTAGAGCGATTAGTTTTAGTTCAATCAAATATTAAGAATAATACTTTTAGTTTTGATACTGATGGCAGTTTTAAGCTAAGATTAGAGTTGCTGAATAATGAAATAGAACAATTAAAGTGTAAAATAAAAGACGACTATGAGTAGTTTTAGAACAAGAAAGAGTAGCGATATAAAGGTAAGATTAAGTGCTTTGAAAAATGCTGATGATTTTGCTAAAAAAACATTTATAGCACTTAGGAAAGATGATTCAACTTGGCATAGATTTTTACGTTTCTTTAGAATAATCGCACCGCAAAGTTTATAAATTTGGTATTCTTGCCAAAATATCGTATATTAGTAGTGTGTTTAAGTTTAGCGACTTAATTCAATGAGGTTCTACATTCCTGCACACTATTTCTAATAATGTAGATAAAAAATGTTAAATTATGCAAGAAATATTTAAGGACATTCCAGGTTATGAAGGACTTTACCAAGTTAGTAACTTTGGTAATGTAAAAGGATTAAAACGAAGTGTAAAAAGAGGTAATTTTGATTTAAAGATAAAAGAAACACTACTTAAAAATAGAAATGATAAAGATGGTTATCAGATAGTTAATTTAAGTATTGAAAACTCAAAGAAAACATTTAGAGTGCATAGATTAGTTATGTTTGTGTTTAAAGGATTTAGCTTATCTTATAAATCACAATTAGACACCTCATTAGTAATAGACCACATCGACAATGATAAGAAGAATAATCATTTAGATAATTTGCAAGTTATTAGCCAAAGAGAAAATACTACTAAGGATAAAATTAACGGTACTTCAAAATATGTTGGGGTTACTTGGAATAAGAAAGATAAAAGGTGGAAATCTTGCATAAGAATAAATGGTAAACAAAAATACTTAGGCTATTTTACTGATGAGTTAAAAGCAAGTGAGGCTTACCAAAAAGAATTAAAAAAACTACATTATGGAAGTTAAATTTAACGTCAGAGGTAATAAAAAGCAGTTACAAGCTATAAAGTATTGGATAGATGATGAAACTACGAGTATAGTGTATGGTGGAGCAAAAGGAGGTGGAAAATCGTATCTTTTATGCTCACTTATTTTCGGTGATGCTTTTATGTACCCAAATACTAGATATTTTATCGCACGTAAGACACTTGCTGATTTAGTAAAGCATACTACACCTTCAATTTATGAAGTTTTCGACCATTGGGGTATTACAGACCAAATGTACAGATATGATGGGAAGCATAATACTTGGCACTTGCATAATGGTAGTAAAGTATTATTTTTAGATGCAAAATATTTACCTTCTGATCCTTTATATACAAGATTTGGTTCGATGCAGATGACAAGAGGAGCAATTGAGGAAGCTGGTGAATTTGAGGAAGAATGTAGGAATAATTTATTTATTAGTTTAGGTCGTTGGAAGAATGAAGAATTTGGATTGAAAAAGAAATTATTAGAAGTTTGTAATCCTAGCCATAATTACCTTTATACAAAATATTACAAAAAAGATAAAGACGGAACTTTAGAGCCTTATAAAAAGTTTATTCAAGCGTTGCCGAAAGATAACAAAACAATGTCTGAAGAATACTACCAAGGTTTATTAGATACTTTAGATGAGTCTGGAAAACAGCGACTTATCTTCGGGAATTGGGAATTCGATAATGATCCAACTAGATTATTTGACTACGCTAAAATAACTGATTTATGGATTAACGACCATATTGTTAAAGATGGTACTAAATACTTAACAGCAGATATAGCTTATCAAGGAAGTGATATATTCGCTATTGGGATATGGAACGGATTTGTTTTAGAGAAAATAATTGCCATAGATAAAATTGATGAAACACAAGTAAGTAAAAAGATTAATGATTTAAGGCTGAAATACGGAATACCTATTCGGAATGTGATTTATGATGCTGATGGTATTAGAAAATTCGTAGTACAATCAACTAAGACTGGGTTTTTAAAGGGGGCTAAAGCATTTCGTAATAATGGAAAGGCATTTGGTAATGATAATTATAACAATCTAAAAACTCAATGCTACTTTAAGTTATCAGAAATGGTTAATAAGAATGAAATTATGATTGAGGAAAAATCATATTCTAAACAAATACTTGAAGAATTGGAGCAAATTAAGAAACAACCACTTGAAGATGATGGGAAAATAAGGTTGGAAAAAAAGTCTGTTTTGAAAGAGCGTTTAGGTCGTAGTCCTGATTTTGCAGATATGATGATGATGCGTATGCTCACTGAAGTAAAGACATTCAAAGATTTGGTTGTTAAATGGTGTTAGATTTGGTTATTTGGTTAATTATGTTTAATTTTAACCTATAAATATTTATTATGGATGATTTAGACATTATTATAGAAACTTTTGAGCAAGATGATGACGATGGTAATTGCGTTTGTAGGAATAGCTATTTGATTATCAATGGCGAGAGAGTGGATAGCGATGGCGACCATATTAAGGCTATTTTAAGGCATCTTGGGTATAATGCTAATGTTTACTATAATTAAGTTATGGAACAAGAATTAGAGGATAAAATACTCGAAAGAATGAGGTTAATTCATTCTAATATTAAAAATAATACTTTTGGGCTAGATACTGATGGTAGTTTTAAACTAAAATTAGAATCGCTAGATACTGAAATTGGGCAACTTCAAGATAAGATTTCCGAAGATATATTCTTATAAACTTTCTCTATATAAATTATTTTTTCTATAAATTATTGTTATATCATTATTTATTCTTACCTTTGTGTTTATAAATATATTTTATAGTGCCAAGAAAATTCATTCAAAGCAAACATAATAGCAACGATTTGATGATTGCCTGTAGGCAACAGAAACAACTTTCATACTTTACTGAATCTAAAGTACAAGAGGAAGTTAGTTCTGCGAATATCAAACAATGGGCTGAAAGAAAATATCAAGGAAACGATTATTTCCTAAACTTCGTTAAAAGTGTTTTCAAAACAGAAAATTTCCTTTTAATATATAAGTATTTAAGACACCCTTTACCTTCTGCGAGATTAGTTAATGATAAGATAAAAACACCTTTAGGTCGTGTATTCTTTTCTGAAGATTCATTTTTCAAGTATGAAGTTAATGGTGAATTGGTCAAAAACCCTAAATCTTTAGATGTAAGCGAGTTTGATAATCAAATGTTTAACGCTTTACTATTTAGACATAATGATATTTGCGTTGTAGATTTAAAAGATATTAATTCCCCATACAAATCAATAATTTCTATTGATAATGTTATTTCAATAGATTCTAACAATAGTGTGATTAATCGTATTGCGTATTCAGCACAAATACCACACGAAAACGAATTAAAGAAAGGTGTTTTATATATTGATGATGTTAGTTATCAATTTTATGAATACAACGAACAAGGATTAATAGAAGAAATACCAACAGTAGAAGTTCCACACGATTTAGGTAGATGTCCTGCTGATTATATAAGTTCAGAATCATTTTCTGAAAGCGATGTAATTAGAAAATCAATTTTTTCTTTCACTAGAGAAGAATTAGAAGAATACGTTTTCTTAAAAACAATGCAACGAATGGTAGAGCCTAATGGTGCTATTCCAATCGTAACCCAATTAGATACAGGTGTTGTAAATGAAAACAAAGATGGTGTTGGAGAAGATGGTGAGCCAATGTCTTTACAAACATTAAAGAATCAATCTCCTGAAGTAAAAGGTAATGTTGATTCACAAGATAGTGGTATGCAAACTGGAACAAGAGTAAAAGTTCCTTTAGTTTTAAAAGAAGATGGTAGTGTTGATATGGATGTTGTAACCAACTATCTTAATTTCTTTTATATACCAACAGAAGCTTTGACTTATCTTAATTCACGAATTAAAGAAGTTAGAGCGAGTATTATTTCTAATGTCATTGGCGACTATTCAGAGGGAAGTACTCCTGAAGGATCTAAAAGTGATTCAGAAATAAATAAAGTAACGATTGTATCAAGGCAAGATAAGTTGAGAGATTTATCAATGCAATTAAGTAGATTAAGAACGAGAAGCGATTATAATTTTTTGGCATTACAATTTGGTAAGGATAACATATCAAATGAAGCATTTTATGGTTCAGACTTTTTCTTAGATACGCAGAAGTCTATTTACGATATGATTAAGGTTTCGCCTAATCCTATTGAAACAAGAAGTTTGCTTTTGAAATCTGCTAGAAACAGAAATAGATTTAACAAAGATAATTTTACAAGAGAATACATACTTTTACATTTACTTCCTTATGCTATTAAAGAAGATTTTGATATTGCAGTAACACAGAATCAAGTTGGAGATATTACTTTCCAATACCAAACACGATTTAATTATTGGGTTGGTTTATTTGAATCTTTGTATGGTGATATTTTTAGTTTTTGGAATTTGCTTAGTGGAACAGAAAATGAGAAAGTAGTTTTAATAAATAATTTAATAATAATAATAATTAAGGACAATTATGAAAAAAGTAGTACACCTGAGAGTTTACCGAGGGACGAAGATTCTTAAAGACGAGAATAACAAAGTAGAAAATGAAAACAATAAAGTAGCATTAATTTATGATACTTTAGAATGGCACAATTATTTAAAACGATTAGTTGCCAATGGATTTTGCAAAGTTAGTGTTGAGAAAGTTTTGGAATGGGAAGGGGATAAATATATTAAATCTGATATTCCAAAAAACATAGAAGAAGAAGTTGAATTTGCACATAAAGGCGACCAAACTGTAAGATTGACACCTGAACAACAAAGAATAGCAGACCTAGAAGCGAAAATAGAACTTCTAATGAATAAAGATAAGAAACTTGTAGTAGAGGAAGATGACGATGAGTTAGCTGAATTACAATCTAAATACGAAGCTAAGTTTAACAAAAAGCCACATCACAAGATGGGCGTTAAAAAACTAAAAGAAGAATTAACGAAATAATAAAAGAATATTATGGAATTATCAGCAGAACAAATAACGGAATTAGGATTAACAGAAGAAAACACAACGAAAGTTTCAACTTTTCTTTCTGAACAAATAGCGACTTCAAAACAAGAATTTGAGGGATTAGCTAATAAAAATGCAGAAGCAATTTTAGATGGTGCTTTAAATAAAATAAGCACAGATACTAAAATAGCAAGAACACAAGGAGAAAAAGCAGGTGATTATATTCCTAGAGCGTGGGGTGAATTTAATGCTAGTAAATTATCTGAATTAGATACTTCAAAATTAGAGTACGAAACTAAGATAAAAGATTTTAAAGGTGATAAAGATTTAATTACTAAGATTACAACTTTAGAGGGCGAAAAAGATACATTACTTCAAAAGTATGCTAATTTTGATGAGTTAAAAGAAAAAGCTGAAAAGTTTGAACCTTTATTTGAGAAATATAACACGACTAAATTACAAGTAGCATTTAATGGTGTGAAACCTAATTTTCCTGATACAGTAAATAAATACGAATCAGATGCTAAATGGAGTGAATTTAAAGATGGTGTTTTAGCAAAATATGATTTAGAAATTGTTGATGGTAAACCAAAAGCAATTGACAAAGAAAACAAACATAGAATACTAGATTTATCAGATTTAGTAAGTAAAGATGAAAATATAAATACTTTATTAAAAGGTAGACAGCAAGGTGGTACTAATTCTAGTCAAGCTAATTTAGCAGATATAGAGGGTGTTCCATTTAAAGTTCCTGAAAATATTGATGCAGAGCAACGTTCACAGTTAATAAGAGAATATTTAACTAAGCAAGGTGTCAATGTTACAAATAGTGACTATGCTACAAGTTTTGCCAAACTTAATAAGGCTATATTGAATAAGAAGTAGCGAGAGAACGCTAAAATAATAATTAATTTTAAATATATAAAAGATGAGTTACATTAATGCTTCTCTGTGGAACAACATTCAAGTTTCAGACGCTACCAATGAAAAAAGGTTTTCTGAACTAGGAATTATTGACGCAGTTAAAGAATCTACTCAATTTGTAGATTTTATGCCTCCAAGTGCAAAAGCACAGTTGGCTAGTACATCGTCTTTAAGAGCAGTTGAAATACCTGTTATTAAAGACCAAACGGTTGTTGTGAATCAAACTCCAGGTTTCGATTTCATTCCAGCAAATTTAGAAGAATCAGCAAAGTATTCATTTACTGCGTATGATGTATTTAGTGGTTTTAGACATTATCCATCAACTTATGGAAACAATATGGTTGATTCAGATTTTGCTAGAGATCAAAAAATGAAAAATATTGCCTATGCAATGGGTAATACTATTGAAAGTTTATTAGCGACTGTTTTAGAAACTAGAAAAACACAAGTTTTAGCAAACACAGCACAAGTATCTGCAACAGCAGGTGATTATGCTTTTGATACTGGTACTGATAAGCTGAATATTAAATTAGCTGCCCAAAAAGATACAATGTTCTATCAACTAGAACAACTTATGGCATCTAATGAATTAGGTGGTCAATATCGTATTATTACTAATAGAGCAGGTTTAGCTATTCAAAAAGCAGAAGCTGCAAAGTATGGTGCTAATAACGATAAAAACTTACAAGCTTTAGGCTTCTTACCAATGGATAGGATGCACGAAAGTGGAAATGTAGCTGCTGGTTCAGATATTTTCAATGGTTGGTTTTTAAGAGATGGTGCAATGGGGGTTTATGAAAACTATCCTTTTGACTTTGCTAACGGAACAGAAATAGCAGGTAAAAAATGGTCTGTTTCTGATATGGAAATTCCTTTCACTAGAATGAGAGCGAATATTTACACGAATAAAGAAGCAACTAATGCAGATGCTTTGATTACTTCAGGTTCGGATTCAAATACAATTATGTCACATTTCGAGGAAATGGGTATTTGGACTAGATTTTATGTTGTTTATCCTTATAATTCGGATTTAAGCACAAGAGCAAATGATGTTGTGAAAATAACAGGTTTAACTACATAATATAAAGAAAGATGAAATATTATATAACATTAGCAGACGGAACAAGAGTTCCTGCTGAAGGCGGTGGTTTTATCGCTAGAAATGAAGATATTACAGCAGCAAAAGTACTTACGGAAGTTGATAGTGGAAAAATTTTCACACTTAAAGCTGCTGCTGGTGCTGCAATTACATTACCTGCACTTGAAAAAGGATTGGTATTTGAATTTATAGTTGGTTTGGCTTTTGCTACAACTGACTGGACTATTGTAAGTTCAACAAGTGTTATTCAAGGTGGTGCTTTAGTTGCAGGTGGATTTATTCCTGCCGCAGATGAAAATACAATTAGTTTTGTATCTACTATTGAAGAAATAGGTGATAGAGTTAGATTAGTTTGTGATGGAGTTAATTGGTATGTAGAGGGTAATGCTAAAACAACTGTTGCTTTAACTTTTACTGACGTTTAATAGATAAGTTATGATATTAGGAATAGCAGAGGATTTTTCAAGTGAAATAGTACTTGATACAGAATTAAAAGATATACCAACAAGTGGTATGTATCTAAATAGTGGCGTACACCCATCTATTACGCTTGAAAATCTTTTGCATTTCTTACCTAATTTTGATATTATACCTGAAGATTGGGATGTTTCGACTACTTATGATGTTTTTAATACTACTAGAAATAGAAAAGATTTAGTTACACATAATTCTAAAATATATCAATCAATATTAGGTGGTATTGGGAAAAGTCCTGATACTGAAACTACATATTGGTTAGAAACTAATTTAGAATCTTTGAGATTAAAGAATTTTATTAAGCAAGTTAAAGATAGAGTATATTCAGATTTGAGATTAACTAAAAGATTGGTTAATAATCAAAAGTTATACGAAGTAGGTAAAAATACAGTTCAATTACCAAATGATTATGCAGCGTGGATATTTGAGCCTAAAGGTTCAGATTACACTTCAATACGGTTAAATCAGATTTCATTTCAGAAAAAATCTACAACTCCTGTTAATTTGTATGTTATTAATCAAGGTGTTTTAATTGACACTTTAACGATAACACCAAGTAACGGAATAGTGGAATTTAAGACATTAGACTACACTTTTAAAGGAGAAGGAAAATGGATATTTGCTATTGATTCAACAGAAGTTGAAACTAACAATTATTCAATCGATCCTTTAAGATATATTGGTTTTGTGGCTTATACTGCAAATGGAACAGGTGATACTGCTGAAGATGCTGAATACTCATACAATACAACGGGTAACGGATTAGGGTTTAATATTACTGCTTTTTTAGATTCAACTACTTATATTGATAATACATTTAGTGAGTTTGCTAATTATATAAAAGCTACTTTTGAATATATGGTTTTCCAAATGTTTTTACATAATCCTAGTAATAGGAATAATGTACAACAACGTATTCAAATGAATAGTGATTTATTAATAGCTGAAGTTAAAAATGACAAAGCAGATACTATTGTAAAGAGATACAACGATGAGAGAAAAGAAACTATCAAGTTAATGAAACGTTCTTTTGACACTCAATTAGGATTTAATAAGTACGAAGTAACTAATACTACTTTTTAATGATTTATTTAAAAGAAAATCCAGTAGGTGTAGATTTGCCAATACAAAGGCTTCAAGAAGTTTTATATACTAAAATTAATGATGCGTTTACTTGCGATGTTACAGCTTATGGAAGGGCTTATGTAGATAATAAAAATGGAGTAACAAAACCCTTATCTTATATTGGTAATGGAGAATACAAAGAGTTATTAACTGATGATAGAATAAGTGGTTTACATTTTTTCTTTATCGAGGATGATACTTCGGAAGTTGTATCACGTACTTGTATGGCAGATACAGAAGTTGATATTATATTTATAATAGACGACTTAACCAAAGTTAGAGGTGATATTACACATTATGCAGACGAAGAAATAAAAGAGCAAATTAAATCTTTTGTTAAGAGTTTCTATAAAATAACAACTGTAACTAAAGGAGAAAAAGCATTAGACGGATTTGATATAAGTCAATTACAATTTATATTTCCATATTTTGTGTTTAAATTAAAAGTAATAATTAAAGAATTTTAAAAAATAAAAAGAATGAGTAATTATAGTGAATTATGCGTAGCCGATGCCGCCTTATTAGGAACAGGTGTTGGGGTTTGTGCTAAATCGTTAGGTGCTGATGTAAAGTTTTTCTTAGCTGAAAGTACTTTTACAGGTACTGCTGCACAACTAAAAACAAAAGCACATTGGGATGCTGCTATCATAGCAAAAACGGTTATTCCGTTCCCAGCAGTGCAAGAAATCGAGCCACAAGATATTGAGGCTTCGTACTTTGAATCAGCGGCAGGTTCTACCTTCCTTGTCAAAGAAGAAAAAAGAAAAACAATGTTTCAATTTATCGAAAATATTGTAGTTCATAGTGGAATGAAATCTCACGCTAATAGAAGTTGGAATATTTGGTATTACACAGAAAAAGGATATTTAAGATGTCATACAAAAGGTGTTGATTCTTATGAGGGTTTAAAAGCATCTCGTTTTTATGTAAATGCTCAAACAACTCAAAATTTCTCTGACCCTTCTCATACACCAGTTATCATAGAACAAAATGATGTAGAAGATTGGGATATGGAATATGCTGTTTTACAGCCTGATTTCGATATGAAAGATTTAGAGGGTGTTTACCAAGCTGATGTTGTTGTGAATAGTGCTGCAACTGCAACTGGTGATATTACTTTAAGTGTTACCGCTACTGTAAAAGGAACAAATGCTATTTTAACAGGATTAGTTTTAGCTGATATGGAGTTGAAAGATGAAAGTGGTGTTGTTGTAACTCTTACAAGTGTAACTGAAACTGCTTCAACGGGAGTTTATACAATTATTGCAACTGATGATGCTACCATTGGTACTATCGGATTAAAAGGTGTTATTACAATAGGAAGTGATAATTATCAATCATTACCAATCGCATTTGCAACTGCATAATGGTATTTAACGTAGGTAAAAATAGAATAGAGTTTAATAAGGGCTTCAAACCGAAGTCCTTAGCTCTATTTTTAAAAACATATTCAGGCGTTGGGAGTGACGAAGAATTAACAAAGATTTACGACAAGCTAAATGGCAACGATACTAGAGCAGATAAAAAGGTTGGAAAGGCTAAACGAAAAAGCAATAGTAAGGGAACTATTTAAAGCTTTAAAAGATGCTCAAAAGTTAGTATTAGATTTAAATAAAAGTCAGTTAAAAAATAATGAAGATAATCAACGTGGATTATTTGATAATTATGCACCAAGAACTGAAAGCTATTGGAGATTTGCTGACCCACCACAAGACCCTAGTTATAAAGTAACTAGTAATAAATATAACTTTGAATGGAGTGGTGAATTTCTTTTAGGTTTAAATTTAAGTATTAGTGGTGAGGAGGGTATTATAGGTTCAACTGGAATGAACGGAGAAAAACAAGCTTTTATTGAATCTAGCGATGCTATTGGTCTAAATGACGAAAGCCTTAAAATCTTAATACGTACAAAATTACTACCACAATTAAATAATTTTGCAAGAACAACATTAAAGATATGATTTATACAATTGAAACATTACCAATAGTTACTTTTGTGAAAATTGCAGAAACTAATGAAATTCAGCGATTATTAAAACATTATCCGAGTAACAAGCATTTAGTAAAGTTTGTTGTTTGGATTTTTAAGTTAGAAAACAAATGGAAATTATTATCGGAAGAATACACAAAGCACGATGATAATAAGAAATCTAAGAAAGTTGATGAACTTAAAAGAAAGGTAAGCAAAGAGCAAGGAAAGTACTACGCTATTATAGCCGCTTTAGAAGTACTTAAATATGGAAGTGATACTGATATGCTTAAAATCATAAACAGTTACGGATATACTATTAAAGGAGAGTATTGGAGTGGATTAGAGCAAGTATATAAACAAGTTGCCAATCTAAAAAACAAAATTGACGCACTTGAAGATGAAATAAAAGCATATTCAAATGTTGGCGAAGAAAAAGACATAAATATTTACGATGTTTTAACTAATTTATTTACAGGTTTAGATATGCCATTTAAAGCAAATGAATTAACTACAATAGAATACATATTTTACAGAAAACAATTGATTAAGAAAATTAAAGCTAATAATAAAAAATAGATATGGCTTCAGAAGATGGTAAAATAAGGAAAGTCGATTTAGTTGAAAAAGGTGCTGAATCTGGATATACAGACTTAGAAAAAAGAGCTAAAGAAGCACTGAAGGGTATCGCTAAAGCATTAGATGACTTATCAAAAGCTGAAAAAAGAGCAGGTATTACAAAAAATGAATTAACTAAACTAGAAAAAGAAAGAATTGCAGAAATAAAAAAAGCTGAAGCAGCATCTATAAAATTAACAAAAGCAACGGAATCTGCAAGAAAAGCTAGATTAAAAGAAGCTGATGCTATTGATAAAAATAAAAAAGCATTAGACAAGCAAAGAGTTTCCTCTAAAAAAGCTACTGATGCAACAAAATCACAAGAAAAAGCCAGTAAAGGATTAACAGCTACTTTTAAAAATCTATTACGTTCAATGGTTGCTTTCATTGGTGTTAGAATGTTTATACAAACAGTAAAAGATACTTTTGAACTAGTTAAAACTTTAGATTCTTTAAGATTTGCTATGTCTGCAATTATAAAAGATACTATTGAATTAGGTCAAACACAAGATTGGTTAAAAAAGATAACTAACGATTATGGTGCTGAATTAGTAAATACTACTGAAAGATATATAAAATTTAGGGCTGCTGCAATACAATCTAATTTATCAGCAAAAGATACACAAGAAATATTTGGAACGATGACTAAAGCAGCGGGTGTTTTAGGATTAAAAACTGATGAACTTCGTGGTATTTACCTTGCATTAGAACAAATGTTATCTAAAGGAAAGGTAACAACAGAGGAATTAAGACGACAATTAGGGGAAAGATTGCCAGGCGCTATGGGTATTATGGCAGATGCTTTAGGTGTTACAATACCTAAATTAGATGAAATGCTTAAAAAAGGTGAAGTTTTATCTGCTGAAACATTACCTAAATTTGCAAAACAAGTTGAAATTGCTTTTGGTTTAGAATCTATTAAAAGAGTTGATACATTAGCTGCTGCAACTTCAAGGCTTAAAAATTCTTGGACTATTTTAGTTTCAGAATTTACAAATGGAAATAAAATATCTAAAAAATTAAGTGCTGCTATTAATTTTATGGCAGAAAATTTAGGTGATTTAATTTCATTTGCTTATAAATCTATTAAAGCATTTGTAATATATAAATCATTAATGCTTGGTTACTCTGCTGTATTACAAGTATTAAAAGCTAGAACTGCTGCATTAATAGCAATTGAAACTATTAGAACAAAAGGTTTAAAACTTGCAGTTATAGAAATGTGGAAACTTAATGTTGCTACTGCCGCTAATCCTATTGGTGCTTTAGTGGCTGTTTTAATTGCTGCTGTTGCTATACTTTATTCATTTGTTAGTGGAATTGATTTTGCTGCTGATTCACAAGAATTATTAACTGCTGCTATTGAAAAAACAACAAAAGCACAAGAAAAATTAAATAACACAATATTAAGTAATAGAGAAGCACAACTAAAAGCGATAGATGATTATTATGATAGATTAATTGCGGGTTCAATAAATGAAAATAAAATAGATGAACTAAAGAAAACACAATCTGCTACTAAATTAGTTATACTAAAAGCAGAATTAGAAAGTGTTAAAACAAATATAGAAGCTTATAACAATTCTTTAAAAAGTTTCACAAAAGGTACTGCTGCTTATGAAACAAGAAATACAGTTATAAAAATACAATCTAAAAGATATTTAGAATTATTAGATTTAATAAATAAATTAGAGAATGCAGATTTAGGGTTAAGTGATGCAACCAAAGGTACTGTTGCTTGGTATAGAAAACAAATAACAGCTACAAAAGCACTAATTGAATTAGAAAAAGATAGAGGTAAAATAATTCCAATACAAAAAGAAGTAAATAAGTTACAAAAAGAATTAAACGCATTACTTGGTATTGAAAAGAAAGGTAGAGGTGGTTTAAATAAAGATAAGGTAAACACTTCAGGATTTGATTTGGCTATAATCGAGCTAGAAGAAAAAATGAGAATTGAAAAAGAAATTTCCGATAATAAAGATAGGGAAATGGATGATAGATTAACAGCATCTAAAAACTTTTACAAATGGGATTTAGAATTATTAAAATTAAATTACGATAAGCAAATAGCATTAGCAGAGGGTAATGCTGATAAAATTATATTAATAAATCAAAAGTATAAATTTGCTAAAACAGGCTCAAAAGAAGATGAAGTTTCTGATAAAGAATCTAAAGCATTAGAATTTAAAAATAAAGAATTAATAACTTTAGAGGACGAAAAGAATACTGAATTAATTAGGTTAAGAACAGAGTATAAAGATAATGCTGAAAAACTAAAAGAGGAAGAAGAAAAATTAAATTTAGATATTAATAAAAGAATTATACAATCTGAAATTGATTATGCGAAAAAAAAGATTTTAATTTGGGAAGATTTAGGTCTGCCAATTGGAGAGCTTAAATCAAAAATATTACAATTAGAGGCAGCTTTAGCTGGATTAGGAGATACAGACGGTATTGATAAGCAAAAGGAGTCATTTCAAGAAATACTTGAAGCTGCATCTCAATTTAACGATGCTTTAGGTGGTTTGTTTGATGCGATAAGTGCTAGAAAAATAGAAAATATTGATGCTGAAATAGTAGCAGAAGAAGCTAAATATGATAAGTTACTACAATTAGCTAGTGATGATGCAGCACAAACAGAATCTATACAACGGGAAAAAGATGCTGCTTTAGTTAAATTAGAAAAGAAACGTTTAAAAGAAGTCCAAAAAGCAGCTAAACAGAAAAAAGCAAACGCTTTAATAGATATAGCTATTAATACAGCAGTTGCAATTTCTAATGCTCCTAAAGAAAGTTTGATATTTGGTTTAGCGGCAGTACCAGTATTAGTTGCTCTTGGTGCTTTACAGGCAGCAGCAGTATTAGCACAACCAATACCGCAATTTGCAGAAGGTGGTGATATGATGCACGATGGTAAAGCCTTAATTAATGATGGTGGAAATAGAGAATACGTTGAGAGAAATGGCGTTATTTTATCTTCTCCAATTAAAAATGCAGTTGTAGATTTACAAAAAGGTGATACAATTCACAAAGATTACAATTCTTTAATGAACGCTTCAATAATGACCTCTTTAGCAAATGACAATAAAAATTTAGATAGTAGCAGATTAAAACTTATCTTTGATGATAATTATGCAAATTTAGAAAATGTGATAGGTAAATCTTTGAGTAAAGCAAAATTCAATAATAATATAAGTCTAAACGGTTTTGACAAAAATCAAGAATTATATAGACAAGAACAATCAAGATGGTCGTAAATGAGTAATATATCAAACGCATATAGTGATACTATCAGATTTAGGCTAACTGCTACTAATGTTGATTCTTTAGTACTTCTTAGTGAGCCTATTGGTTGGTCAGATGACGATTTAGAATTAGACCGACATAAAGATTATCATGGTATTTTTATAAGTTTTACAAATAATTTAGAATTTATAAACGAATCTAAAGATTATATTGAACGTGCTTACGAAAGAGGTGGAATTAATGCTAAACTAGTTTTAACCAAAGAAATACTAATTGAAGATGGCGATGATTTAATATTCAAAACACGATATACTGCTATTGCTGATTTCAGCACAATGGTTAAAATGCAAAATAAAGTTACCATTAAATTTAATTCTAACGATTTAGCTGAATTATTAAAATCTCACGAAAGCGATGACTTTGAAATAGAAACAGCAGAAGATATTGATGGTAATGAGTTAATTCCTTTAGTTTTAGACACAACAGAAATAAAAGGTAGAAGTATTATTCAAAGTGGTGAAAGTATTTTAGATCCATTATATACTCCTAATATTTTCGTTTATGGAGGATGGTATAATTTTAATTTTTATTATGCAGGTACAAAAGGAACGGTAGAAACTGATATAGTTTCAAGAGGTGCTGAAAGACATTCAAGCGTTGATAGTAAGATAGTTGGAGATGAGGACACAAAAGCATCTAATATGTTTTATGTTGACCAAACAGCAGTTTACGATTCAGCTTTAGATGGTTTAAATGTGGGTGTACAGTATGATTTAGAATGGGAGCTTTCAGGAGATGCTAATATAGATTTTGAAAGATATAAATGGAATGGTAGTGCTTGGATATTACAAGGAACACATCCATTAGGAAGATATACAAGTATTGATAGTTTTTCTAGTTTTCAGTTAAAAGATTTTACTAGTACTTTTTTAGATGTAGGATTTGACGAAGGTATTATGTTAGTTTTAAATCCTATTACAGACACTATGTTTAGATTTCATAAACACACTCTAATAGTTAGCGAAAAAACACAATACGATAGTTCACCAAATTTAGACTGTATTTTTAACCACGATTTAAATAGTAGATTACTTTATATTATTAGTGGGCGAAATAACGCTTACTATTCTAAATACTTTGGCAGAACAGATTTATTAAATGCTAATGGCTCTCAAATGTACGCAGAAGATGGCGAAGGTGGTTTAATAGGTGTTATGTCAGGTTTATGGGCGAGAGCATTTGATAAAAGTTCAGAGAAATATAAATCACTTACAATAGCTTGGAAAGATTTAAACAATTCTAATCACGCTGTTTTTAATACTGGTATTGGAATTGAAACGGTAGGTTTACAAGAAAGAGTAAGAGAGGAAGATTTGAAATATTTTTATCAAAATGAGGTTGCTGTTAGGTTACCAAATCAAATTAAAAACGTAAAAAGAACGGTAGATAAAGATTTATTCTTTAGTGGAATGACTTTTGGTTACGATAAAGCAGGTGATTACGAAGATAGTATGGGGTTAGATGAGCCGAATACAAAAACCGATTATATTACACCGATAAGAAAATCGACCAAAAAATATAAAAAAACATCAAAAGTACGTACTGATGAATACGGTATGGAATTAGCACGTAGAAAACCACAATTAACTTATCCTGATGAAGATACTCGTTATGATGAAGGTAAGTGGTTTTTAGATTTAAAACGTACTGATGGTTTAGGTTACGAACAACGAGAAGGAGTTTCTACACCACCTGATGCAGAATGGGATAGATTACAAGCATTACCAACAGGAATACATTCTCCTGAAACTTATAGAAGTATGCACTTTACACCTTTAAGAATGTTATTAAGACACGCTTGGGTTTTTAGAAGTGGAATGGAAAAGTATTTATCTAAATATATTAAATATATTAGTGCAGTTTCTAATAGTCAAATGGAAACTTGGGGGATTAACGATGCTCAACCTTACAAAGAAAACGCAGATATTAAAGTAGGCGATGTTGACCGTTCAAGATTTTTGCCTGAGATAGTAGAATTTGAACACGCTGTTAGTGATGAATTAATGGAATGGATAAACGGAACAACAGAGTTAGAATATGGTGGTGAAGTAGAAAATATACCAAATATGTATTTTAAGTTTGAATATCAAAATGAAAATGGTATATTGGAGCGTGGTTATTTGCTCAATTTAAAACCAAATAAAGAAGGAAAGTGGAAAATGCAATTAAGTAATGAAAATATTATAGTATAATGGCAAGTAAAATAGTATTAACCTTTAGTGGCGACCCTGTAAATAATGAAACTATATCTTTTTATAGGTATTTATTAGATACTCCTACAACTAAATCACAAGTATTAGAAACTTTTTTAGATGTAGGTAGAGTATCTAGTTTTACTGTTCCAAAAGTAATAACAACAGATCCCCCATATTCGATTCCAGGTTCTTATTCCGCTCAACTTTATCAAACATATTTTAGAATTGATCATAATGGGTATAATTTATATACAGTTACTTATACAGCAGCTAATGTGGTTACAATAGAGTTTAATAATGATTTATGGGCAATTGATACGGTTGTATTACCATCAACGGTAACTGCTGTTGTTACAAATTTAACTGTACAAACATTTCAATTAGTTGGAAGTGCTACTTTCTCACAAGCTACAAAAGAGTGTAGAACTGTAAATGTAAGTATTGAAACTACTGAATTAACCACAAAGGTATGGGTTAATAATTATTATAGTGGATTTCCAAATACAACTAATCCTGCTGTATTTCCAGTAACAAGAGGTATTGATAATGTTATTAAATTAGAAAATGCAACAGGAGATGTAATAACTTATATTGATAATATATATTTTGATTATTTAACTACTGAAAATATAACAGTTGATGTTATTCAATATTTAACAGGTGCTACACTTAATATTAGTGTTATTGATATTATTGGGCTAACTTTAGAATATTCTTTAGATAATATTAATTGGCAAACTTCAAATGTATTTACAGGACAAGAAGAAGGAACTAAATTTTTATATGTGCGTGACCAATTTGGTTGTGTAAAATCTAAAGAATATATAATTAATGCTTTAGGTACTCGTGATCCATTTTTAAGAATATCAAAAGCAAACTCTATTAATTTCTCTAAAGTTGAGGTTGTTGATGGTTGTTCAATATTTGCTAACGATGAAAATTCTTTAGCTTGTGCAACTTTACAAAAATACAAACATATCACAGATACATTATTTCAAACTTGTGATACAACTACAATACAATTAAAAAGCAACTATGATACGGTTTCAGCTGTTTTAAGAAACTCTAACAATGTAGATACTTCATTAACCATAACTAAAAAATCAGCCAATCTAAGTAGGTTTAAAAGGCTTGATGGTGCTTGGTATTATAAATATAGAGAAGGTAAATTAGGTATTTACTTTGAGAATGGAACTTCTTATACTGATGAAGGTGCTGTAATAGAAACTTACACATTAAACGGTAATTTACCTGAATTTGCTATTATTGGGCAACAAATATCAATTGACACTCTTGGAATTTACGAAATAGTAGATGTTTTGTATGATGAGGTTAAGAACAAAAGGGTTATGATTGTTAATTATGTTTACGCTAGTATAGAGCCAGTTGCAACAATAGTAGAATCTGTTTATGATGTTTTACCTTATGAGATTTATGAGTTTGTTATTGATTGGAGTTTATTTAGCATTGGCAAATATACGGTTGTAATAACCAATACAGATGAAATTAATGGTACTGTAACTGATAGTAGCGAAAGAATAAGTTTACTAACAGAGCATTTAAACACTTTAGCAATAAGTTACTCAAATAATAACAATAAAGATATTTTCTACAAATATGGAATTATGCACTTTATTAGAATACCTTATGTTAAATTTATGGCGGTTCAGCAAGATGAAAACGAAATTAATATTACCGATGATAGCTCGGTAGTTGTTGAATCGACTGTACACGAGAAGAATGAGATTTTATTTGATGTGCTAACAGACCAATTAATGAGAAAATTAGTTGTAGCTTTGTCTAGTGAAAATTTATTTGTAAACGGAACGGGATATGTTAAAGACGGAGGCGTAAGTAGTGAAAATATAGATAGTACTAATTTATACGAAGTTACAGCAACATTACTTAAAACAAATGTTAGTTATAACAATTATAAACCAGGTGAATCAGGAATAGAAGCAGGAACTTCAACATTAGAAATTCCTCAAATAATAACAGATGGAGCAAACTTTATAAAAACATAAAATGCCAGAAACACAACAAACAATAGACAACGCTAACGCAATAGCCGCTATTATAGATAATTCTAAGAATATAAATCAGTTACCTGCTTTATCTACAATTGTTAATTTACAAGATAAAGTAGCCTTGTATAAATCAAGCACTGATGAAACTGTAAAAATAAGCGTAAGCGATTTACCAAACACTAATATATTACTACAAAAAGTAATAACAGCTGCAACTTACACTATTTTAGATGCTGACGTAAGTTATACTTTAATATTTGATAATGCAACAGGTGTAACGGTAACTTTAGATACGTTAGCTACTGATAATTTTAAATGTGGTTTTTTAAATAAAGGAGTTGGAAGCGTTACATTTGTAGATGGTACAGCAACTGGAATATATCCTGATGGGAATATTTTACCAACCAATAGTATCTCTTATTTAATTAGAGAAGGAACTACAACAGAATATACGTTTATTAATAACTTAGGAAGGGTAATAGCATCCCAAGTACCAATAGCAGACGTAGGGGATTTAATAACAGCTACAGAAGTAGAAGGAGCTTTACAAGAGAACAGAACACTAATAAATGGTGGTATGTTAAAATCTATATATGATACAGACAACAACGGAATTGTAGATAATGCTCAATTAGTTAACGGGTTAAATGTTGAGACAGCAGTACCTTTAAATGCAGTTTTTACAGATACTGAGACACTAACAACATTATCTTTAGCGACAAATATATTAAAATATACTGATGAAAATGGAGTAATTCATAATTTAGATTTATCTTTATATTTAGATGATACAAATCTAGCGAGAATTGTAAGTGGTACTTTGAATGGAACTACAGGTATTGCAACTTTTACAAGAGACGATGCATCTACATTTACTGTAGATATGAGCGCTCTACTCGATGCAATTACTTTGAATAATACATTGACAAGTATTTCAATAACAGAAGGACTGACTGCAGCTCAAGGTAAGGTACTAAAAGACGTACAAGATACACAGCAGACAGCTATCAATCTAAATACAGCTAAAACAAGCTATACCGATGCAGCAGCAGTTGCATTGAATACTGCTAAGGTTGGTTATACAGAAGCATTAGTTTCAGCTAATACAGATGTTGTAGCTAACACAGCTAAAACAGGAATCACAGCACAACAGGCAAGTGATATTACAACGAACAATGATAAAGTTACAGACTTAGTTCATCCTTTAGTGGAAACTGCAGTTCCTGTAAATGCTTTATTTACCGATACAGATACAGTTTACAATGATACAGCAATACAAGCGGAGGTAACTTTAAACACCGCAAAAGTTAGTAATGTAGTTAGTTTAGGTGATGGTTTAGTAGAACAAGATATAACAGACATAGGTAACTTATCAGGTATTAACACAGGCGACCAAGTAATACCAGTTACAGGTGTAGACTTTGACCCTGCAGGAACAGACAACTCTGACAACAACGCTGTTAACACATTATACAGTGGGCTAGTATCAGATATAAATCATAATGTAACAACTAACCTGAGTCTAGGTACGGTTACTCCAACTACAATGGATGTAGATAGTTCAGATGGAACTGATGCAACATTAATTGGAGCAACTACAGTAAATGCAGGACTACTAAGTGCAGCGAAGTACAATGAAATAGAGGCTAACACAGCTGATAGGACAGAAATAAACGTACTCCAAAAATGGATTTCATACGGTGAAAGCTATATGTCTAACTTTAGAAGTACAATGTTAGATTTAGGAGCAACATACTTTCCAAATAGCGGAGGTTATGAGATGGGTAAAATTAAACAATCAGGTGTTACACCTAGCTTGCTAATGATACCTAGTGCTGTTAGTGAGGGTAAATTACATAGCGTTTTACCAACAAATAGAGTAGGTGATTTTGACGTTGTAAGAAACTGTAATGCAAGTTACATAAACGAGGACGGACTAATAGCCAACGCTTTACCAAACGTACCAAGAATAGACTTTACAGATGGTGATGGCGCTCTATTAACCGAGCCACAATCTAGAAATCTTATTACCTATCCTGTATCATTTGATAATGCTTATTGGAGGAAATACGGAACAACAGTTGTAGGTGGTCAAGCATCACCAAGTGTAGACTATCCTACAAGTGCTTTTAAGTTGGTGGAGGACACGAGTACGGGGTATCATTATTTATCATTAGGTGCTGACATTACAATAACAAGTGGTGCAACCGTAACAAGAAGTCTATATGCTAAAAAAGGAGGTCGGAGTTTTATAAAAATAGTAGAAACTAATATATCATCAACTCACGCTTATTTTGATTTAAATAATGGCACTGTGGGTACTGTTTCAAATTGTACAGCAGAAATAAAACTATTAACAAACGGTTATTATAGATGTTCTATAACTAAAACAATGCCATCAACTTTTGCTTTTTTAAGGGTATATTTAGCTGATTCTGATAATTCAGATTCCTACACAGGCGATGGAACATCAGGAGTCTACATATACGGAGCGCAATTAGAACAACTATCATACCCAACTTCTTTAATCTACAACGGTACAGAAGGCGCACAAGTAACGAGGCTTCAAGATGTTATAACAGGAGCTGGTGATGTGAATAGTTTTAATAGTGAGGAGGGTACTTTGTTTGTTGAGATAGAGAGTTTAATAACTACTGAAAGTGGTAGTGAAAGATATATATCCATATCTGATAAATCTACATCTAATTCCATTAGATTAGGATTCAATGGAAACACTAATGAAATTTATGTAAGAATATTTATCTCAGGCACTGGGTACACACCAATAATACATACATCTGCGACAATAACCGATTTTAATAAGTTGGCAGTAAAATGGAAAGTTGATGATTTTTCTTTATGGGTAAATGGTTTTGAAATCACAACTATAACTACAAGTGGAAATATATTTGGAAGTGGTATTTTAACTGATTTAAAATTTAATAGAGGTGATGGGGGAGAGATTTTCTACGGAAAATGTAAACAACTACAAGTTTATAAAACAGCTTTAACAGACGCAGAATTAATTTCGCTAACCTCTTAAAATATAACCAATGATAAAACGATATTCATTTCCAACAGAACAACAAGCAGATGCGCAAGCAGACGGACTAACCTACATAACATAAAATTATGGCAGTAGTATACAGGCATAGAAAAGAAGAAAAACTTGAACCCTTTTATATTGGGATAGGTAAAGAAGAAAAACGCTCTAAAAACTTTATTAATAGAAGTGATTTTTGGAAAAAAACATTTAACAAATATGGTTGTTATGTTGAAATAGTAGCTAAAGATTTATCTTGGGAAGATGCTTGTGAATTAGAAATGTTTCTAATATCTGAGTATGGAAGAAGAGATAATAAAACTGGTATTTTAGTTAATATGACTGATGGTGGAGAGGGTTTTTTTGGAGGAACACATACTAAAGAGGCAAGGGAGAAAATGTCAATTATAAATAAAGGTAAAAAGCTATCGGAAGAGACAAAGAGACGTATAAGTGAAGTTAAAAAAGGGAATAAATATAGTTTAGGAATTTGTCCATCTGAAGAAACTAGACTTAAAATGTCATTAGCTAGAATAGGAACTAAGATGTCAGAAGAAACAAAGTTGAAATTATCAGTAGCTAGAAAAGGAAAGAAATTATCTAAAGAACATGTAAGGAAAATGTCATTATCAAAAAAGGGAGTAAAGCAATCAGCAGAACACATTAGAAAATGTGCATCAGGGCATTGTAAACTCGTTTTAGACATAAGTACTGGTATTTTTTATAAAAGTTTAAAAGAAGCTGCTTTTACTTTTAATTTAAATAATGGGACTTTAGGGTTTCGATTAAGAGGAGGGCTTAAAAATAACACATCACTAATCTATGTATAATAAATTTAAAATAATATGAGCATAAAGAGATATAGCTTTTCATCGGAAAATGAAGCAAAAGAATTAATATTACTTTTAGCACACGAAGATAACGAATTAACATTCGATAAAATTACAGGGACTAAAACAACGGCGGGTATTGTTTGCTTAGGTTTCCAAAATAAATACGGTTGGGACTTAGCAGAAGATGACGAAAACTATTTAGAAAATAGAGAATGGGTATTAATCCAAGAGGGGTTAACATACGATGTCGATGTGTTTTGGCGTAATTTACCTAACGAGGATTGGCTAGAGTTTGAAGTTGAACCCTTGAGTCCAAATCATTTTTTTGCATAAATAAATAACAACTATGGGATATACTAAGCCAGTAATTTTAGAAGACAATATAACCAATGGGGTTGTAGATAAAGCACCAACAGAGAATGCAGTATTTGATGCCTTGGCGTTGAAGTCCAACACGAGTGATAAGCCAACACTGCAAGAGGTTACAGATGCTGGTGATATAACTACAAATGATATAAACGCAAACTCATTTATAAATACAACATCAGACGATACATTTGCATTATTAGGCGGTGGTGGTACTGTGTTATTATCTAGTTTAGGCGGTGGCTCTCAAGACTTACAGAGCGTTACAGATGTAGGTAACGCTACTACAAATGTAATAACAGTGAGTGATGGGGCAAGTAGTACTAACTTATACCCGACAGGAATTATTAATGTAATAAATAATACGGCTGGAGTAAATGGTTTCATGTATTTAGAAGCTGTCACTGGTCAATTAGGTTCTTATGTACAAAGTGCATTCAAAAGTATATTACAATTTCCAACAGCCACACAAGAAAACACATATACATTACAAGATAAAAGTGGAACGGTAGCTTTATTGTCTGATATTACAGCAGGAGGAAGTGGTACAGTTACAAATGTAACAGTTGGCACTGGATTAGATGTAACCAATGGAACTACAATACCAAATATAACATTAGATTTTAATGAATTTTCAGCTGGAGGAACTTTAGTAGCAACTGATTACTTAATAGCTCAAAACGGTAGTGTGGAAAATAGACAATTAATTTCTTCAATACCTTTATCGATTTTTAATAATGATTTGGGTGGTGGAGGAACTGGTACAGTTACTAGTGTAACAGCTGGAAATGGGATGACTCAATCTGGAACTAGTACCATAAATCCGACACTTAATGTAATTGGGGGAAATGGAATATCTTCACTGGTAAACAATATCCAATTAACTACTTTAACTTCTAATTGGAACGCTGGGAGTACTTATACTATAACAGCAAATGATTTTATAGGTAGTTCTGATATTAGACTAAAAGAAAATATTAGAACAATAGAATTAAAAGAAATAGATTCAGTATATAAATCATTTAATTTTAAAGATAATAAGCAAAAAAGAGTTGGTGTAATTGCCCAAGAATTAGAGATTACTAATCCTGAATTTGTTAGAACAGATAAAGAAGGGATGAAAGCAGTAAGTTATACTGATTTACATTCTGCAGAAATAGCTTATCTTAAACAGGAGAATAAAGAACTTAAGGAAAAGTTAGATTTAATAATGACTAAACTAGGAATATAATGGCTAAACAAAGTGTAGATGTAGCATTACCAATAGAATTCTCGGAAGTATGTGAGGTTGTATGGCAGAGTTTAGCAGGTACTAATGGGAGGAGTTTATCAGGTGCCTTTTCACAAGCTATAGTTCAAGGAGGTACATTTAACAATGGCCCTGGAAGAGATAGTTTAGTAGATTTTGTAGGATATACTTTAGTAGACCCTCCTACTCCTTGTGGGGGAGGTGTTTCATTTGATGGTAATGTAAGCTATCCCTCTGTACTTAATGTAACACTAGGATCTGATATAGGTACTTCTATTTTAGATTATGACGCCTATGGATTTCCTGATAGGTTTATAGTAATTTGGAATGGAAATATAGTTATAGATACAGGGTATAGAGGGGGTGATAGATATGATTTTGGTGGCAATGATAGGGGTGATTTTACATCAACATTAACAGGTAAAATAGATCCTATTAGTGGGGTATCATATCCTAATAATACTAATTATCCTGAAGATGGTTACCCTAGAGTAACTTCCTCTTCAGTGGGAGCTTCTAATAATGAGGGAAAAGGAAGTGCATCTTTTATAAAGACCACAACTACCCCTACAATAGTAGATGTATATGTGTACGCTCCTATGAGTCAGACTGGGTGGGAATTAATTTTAGCTTGTCCTGTATAGATATATATATATATAATTATAACCTTTATTAATATTTTAAAATAACCTAATAACCATAAAGAGTGTTTACACTTATACAAACATATAAAGAAATGATAGAACATTATTCCCCATTACTAACTAGTATTAAAACTATGTTTGGTTATAAAACACATTCCCTTATAGGGGCAGCAACAGTTTCAGCAGGTGTAATTGAAACATTTAATACTATTATCAATGGTACATATATGGGGGTATCAGGACTTCTATTAATTGTGATATCAGGTTTAATTATAGTAGATTGGGGGCTTGGTACAGCAGCAGATGATGTTATTAGGTATAATATGAATGGATGGAAAGTGACGAAAGAAAAAATAAGTTAAAAACTTAAAAACAATTAATTATGGATTTAGAACATTATTTAGGAATTGGAGCAATTGTTATAGTATTAGGTGCTATCATCTATAAATATTTAACAAGAGGTGAAACTTTAAAAGATATTCACAAACGAATTGATGAGCAAGAAAAATTTAAGAAGTAATAGAGGTATGAAAGTAATATACAACGATAAATTTTTAAATGCTATAAGCTGGTTTATGAAGGTAGGAGGAATAACATTATTTCCTTGGGTAATACTAAGAGAGAGGTACAGAGATAATCCATACTACGTTGAGAAAGCTAAGTCAATAATCAATCACGAAAGCATCCATATAGAACAACAGAAAGAACTACTTGTAGTAGTATTCTACCTATGGTACTTTATAGAATGGTTGATAAGACTATTTATGAAAGGGGATGCTTACAGGAATATAAGTTTTGAAAGGGAGGCTTATAGTAATCAAGATAATACAGAATATTTAAAAACGAGAAGGCTGTATAGTTTTCTAAAATATATATGAAATTAAGAAACGCAAAAGACGAAAAGATTACAACAATATTTGGAGTGCTATTTTTATTAATAGATGCTTTTTTATTAGTTATTGATGTATTTAAAGAAACTTACGAGGTCGATTGGAAGATTTTAATGGGTGTTGGTTTTTTAGCATTAGGTTTAATACTTGCGCCTGATGACTTGTACGGAATGTTGAAAAATAAAGTTAAATAATAATAATAATAATAATAATATGAGCACAGCTGACCGAGCATTTATAAAGTACAACATTCCAACTTGGATAAATCTATCAACTTTAATAGCAATAGTTGCTTTTATTATTTATCAGTCGAAATGGCAACAAACCGTAGATTCACATATTCAAGATAAATCAATACATGTAGAAACTAGTAATAACATGTTGATATTTGTACCTAGAATTGAACTAGATAAAAGATTATATAATATAGAAAAATCACAAGAAAAAATACTAGATATTTTATTGAAAAAATAATTTATGAATTTATTAATTGAAAGATATCCAAGTTCAGAACACGAAACAATCGGAAACGGTTTTGTGCTAGATAACGATTTTATTAATTTTGAGTTTAAAACTTTAGAATTAGCTTGGAAGAATAATCAAAAACAAATTAGTTGTGTTCCAATTGGAGATTACAAAGTTAAAAAACGTTGGTCAAAAAAGTTTGGAAATCACTTTCATATCTTAGATGTGCCAAATAGAAGCTATATTTTGATACATTGTGCAAATTTCTACACTCAATTAAGAGGTTGTGTGGCTGTTGGAGATGATTTAAGCTATATTAACGGTGATAATGAGATTGATGTAGTTAATTCTACCAAAACTTTAAAAGAGTTGCTTAAAATGATGCCAAATGACTTTAACTTAAAAATAGTAAATGTTTAAACTATATTTCGGCGGTAAATGGTGTTTAGTGACAAAGTATAGTTTATTTTTTTAATATTTTGTAAACTAATAGTATAGTCTTTTATAAGGTAAGTAAACATAATACAATACACTTACAAACGTCAAGTATATTATGCACGATACTTGACAAACGCAAAAAACCACCTCCGAATTAACGAAGGTGGTAAGTAATGTATGTTTAGCAAAAAATATTGTATCTAAATTAGCCTAGTATGTTGTGCTATAATTAGTCTAACGTGTAAATAAAAAACCCTATTTTTCATCATTCCGTTTTCCAAATAGGGCTTAATCTCAAAAAAACAACAATTATTAAATTGTCTTTGTCGTCGGATCAAGTGGGCGACAAACCACTATTATTTTACAAATCGAATGTTGTGAATTTACCTTTAGTAAATATAAGTTGTTGTGCTATTCCGTTTTTAGCAATTAATACATCACTAATACTCCAACTACTTGCACCTTTTGAAGCGTATTTTTGTGGTATAATATTATGCCCAACATACATTAAATCATCTGCACGATAAGTAGAGTGTGTATGTGCTAGAATCATTGGTATATCTAAATTTCTAAATCCAGTTGCACTTCCTCTTGAACCATTTGAACCATTATCACCATGTAAGGCACATTCATACTTCCCAATAATACAACTATCTTGCGTAGATAATGTTTTTATATCATCTCCAAATTTCTTTTTAAGATAATAAGCAACTACACCTTTTTTAGCCTTGCCTTCCATAACAGCAGTAGTATATTTAAAATAAAATAATGAATTTGGAATATCTTTTCTCCAATCTTGTTGTAAAATCCTATCAAATCTATCATTATGGTTTGCTGAAGGGATAATTATTCCATACTTTAATTTAGGTTCTAGCCAATTTTTTAAATCATTTAATTCTTTTTCTATTAAATGACTATCATTTTTTAATCTTTCGTATTGTTGAATTGGATCTTTTAAAATATGATTATTACAACTTTCACCATCGACAACATCGTGTAATACTAATTGTTTAATCTTAAATCGCTCACAAATTAAATCATTTGCTTTATCAATTTCAGGTATTACCTGATTACCATGTGAATCTCCACAAACTAAACCTTTAGCATTTTCAACTATTGTTATTTTTTGGTCTTTAACTTCGTGAATTAAATCAATAAAATCACCATTATTATCAGCTTCAACCTGTCGTATGTGAAATATTTTTTTATCTCTTATTTCTACAATTACAAATCCAAACTTATGACTATTTTCTGCAATACCACCTAATCCTGAATCTGTATAATTTGGTAATGTAATAGCGCCTGTTGTTAATACTGTTTTATTAGCATAACCATTTAATGTAGCTTCTGTTTTTAAATGTAATTTAGGGTGTCCTACTATAATTGATTTACCTTGACTTAATCCAGCTAAACCAGTAAGAGGATATTTTCTAGTTGGGCTTATTTTAATATCTGCTAAAACCGTTAAATAATCGTGAATATCGTGTCTTGAAGCACTCCAATACGGTCTAGTTATTTCATTCCAATTTTCATTTTTTGAATCTGTAAAAACCGAAGTTGGATTTTTATATCTACCTAAAATAACGCTTAATTCAGCATTTAAATACTTTTTATATGCTATTATGTTATTGTAAAAATTAGAATGTATAGGTGTTTCATTTTGCTCATACGTTACTAAGTAATATTTACTATCTGTAAGTTTTCTTTTTTTAGCCTCTTTAAATTCAGTACTATCTTCTAAACGTATTTTATTTTTAGTTATTTTCTCAAACTCTAAAACCCTGGATATGCTTCTTCTAAATTTATCATCATAAATATATTTTTTATTATTTAAGCAAAATTGCATTGCACTTTCCGTAATGTTGTTTGTCCTATGATATATTTCAATTAATTCTTTAGTTTCAAGTTTTGTTATGAATTTTTTCTTTGTCATACTTTTAGTTTAAATTAATTTATTTAATAATTTTTGTAAAAATATTATTTTTGTGTAATCTCTAATCTTATCCATTTTTTTTGATTGGGCAATTTGCAACTCGCTTCTTACGAAATTAACTGCATTTTGTAACTTTATTTTGTCGTTCATAGTTATTTCTTAAAATATTAATAAATAGTACTAGTTCGGTTGTTTCTGTAAATACAAATGAATCGTAGTTAAAAATCATAACTGAATCATTTTTATTGCCATCTGAAATTAAACAAAGTTTTTCATAATCGTTTCCAATTTCCAAAGTGTAATAATCATACGGTTTCCCTCCGCTTTCCGATTTTGTTACGTGGATTTTTTTAAAACCTAATTTTTTTAAATCTAATATTTCTATTTTCATAATTATTTATCTAAAAATATTTTTAATGTTTTATTTCCGTCTTGTAAGCTGAACTCTAAAGAGCTAAAATCGTTTAAGTCTTTGAACGCTCCAAAACATCTACCAAAATTTAAAAACTGACTTGTACCAGCGTGGTTAATTATTTCTATTCTGTCTAATTTGTCTACATCTATATTCATAATTTATAATTTTGTTAGTTTATACTCGCTATTTTCAGTTTTAAAATGATAATAATCCTCTGTTTGTTCTGTTATTTCAGTTATCGAAGTAGTTAGCCACGTAAAGTGTTTATTAAATGGTGACATTAACAAGCTCCTACCAACTTTAATTTCTTCGTGTTTACTTTTAAATGTTTTATCTTCATTAAATTCTAAGAATAAAATTCCTTGCGATTGTTTTGTCAATTTATCTCTATCTCTAATTAATTTATATTTCATAATCCTGTAATTATTTTTAGTAACGGTTTTTTGAATGTCCAAATAAGTAAAAGTGAGTTTAGTGTTATCGAATACCAAGCCCAACGAGGAATATAAGGTACTTCTACACGTACATTTTTATCCTTTAAAGTACTTTTGTATTTGGTAACTTCTGAATCTACAATGCTATCTATATTTTGCTCAACGTAAATTTTGTTATGTATAGTTTTTACGATTGTCTTTGCTTTGCCACTTTTGAATGTATAGAAAAATGGCTTAATATTTCCTAACGAATCACAAGGCTCATCAATAACCAAACTATTTAATTGAGATGGCGTGATTTTTAGGACTGTATTTACGCTTGTAGAATCCTTTTGAATATCGGTTGTGTAACTTTTAGCTCTACAACTTGTCAAAAAATAAGCAAATAAAGCTAACATAATGAATATTAGTATGTTTCTCATAGTTCAAAGGTAGTTAAATTTATCTTAATTGTGAAGTTTTGAATTTAGTTCTAAATATTTTCGGTTGAATTTCTCTTGTTTTTAGTGAAGTTTCATTAATACGACCTTTGTGTTTTGGTTTGTATTCTTCACCTTTAAGCATAGAATTTAAAACGCTATAAACCATTTGAGGTGAGCAACCTACAACGTGCTGAATACATTCATATTTTATATTGCCTTCACAAGCGAGTATTTTCTGTGTTTTGTTCATTTTTTTTAATATTCTAGTGTTGTTGTATATGGTAATCCGTTTTCGTCTAATTTAAAACTAAATTCGTCAATCTTAAATCCTCTGCAAAAAGGAAAACTAACTTTTGTTGCATCATCTTCTCTTTCTAATTGGCAAACTGTTTCTGCTTTTTTCTCGATTGCAGATCCTAAATGTCCAGTTGCTTTATTTGTTCCAAAATTAGTATGGATTACAACAATTATATGTGCTTTGCTTAAAGTACTCCAACTCATTAATTTTTGTACCATTTCATTTGATTCTTGTAGTGAGTTTACATCAGCAACTAAATCTGCAATACCATCAATAATAACTAAACCTACTTTATCTTTAAATTTAGTAAATATTTCATATTCTAAAAAATCAACTCTTTCATTATAGTCTAATTCTCTTAACATAAACGGATGGTAATGTTGGTAGCTATCCCCAACAATAGTATCAACTCTTTTTGCGCCCATTTGCGAGTGCCATTCACCTTGTTCTGTATCAAAGTCTAATATTGCTAAATTACCAACTCTATGGCTTTTAAAATCACTTGCATAATTTATAGCGTTCCCCCCAATGTAACTTGCAATTAATAAACTCTTAAAATAAGATTTACCAACTTTAGTACCTCCTTTTAATGCTGAGAAGTTTCCATAACTACCAAATGGTATTGGATATATTGTTTGCCCTAAAGTAGTCTGCCCTATTGATAACATAACTGGTGGATAATCTATTTTCTTACTTCTATCTATTTTAAGACTTGCGTGGCGTTGAATTTGCTCTTTTCTTACTTCTTCGTTAAACATATATCAGTTTTTAGTATATCCATAAATTCTTGTATGATTTTCAAAAAGCTATCATTAGTTGGTACTTTCTCCATCATCTTTTGAACTCTTAACAAATCTTGTTTCTCGTCAAAATCTTTAGTCATCATTTTTTCGTAAGGAAGTTTCAAAACGCTAATTAATTCAGATGCTTTAACGTCTTTTCCGTCTTTTACTATTTGGCTAAGTTGCGATAAATATAATTCTAAATCGTAAACTCTAGCATCATCAGATTTATATTCTAACTTTATTTTGGTTATTACCAATTCTAAAATTAAAGTTTCTAAAGCATCGGACTGAAACGTATTATTTAAAACAGTGTTAAAATCATTTCTAGCTTTTGTTAATTCCTTAACAATACTTTCAGATTCTTTTTTGTTCTTTGAAAATTTAAATTGGTATTTTAAATTATTAACTACTCTGTCTAAACTTTGTATTATCTCAAATGGTTTTATCATAATTTTATTTTATTAAAAAGTTTATTTTATCGCAAACTGATTTTTTCCAATTAATAATTGGCTGATTTTTGTAATCTTTCCAACCACTAACAGACCAAGAAACAAACTGTATTCTTAGAGCTTCTTTATGTTTCCAATATTCTTCTTTTGTTTTAAAAACAGTAACTGCATATTTAAAAACTTCATCATCTTTAGTCGGGTATGGTATTTTAGGTACAAAATCTTCTTTATTTGGATATTCTCTTTTTAGCCAGTTTAAAGAAGTTAAATAAAGTGATTTATATTTTTTATTATTTTTAAAGTTTTCTATATTATTTAATATGTTATCAATTTGTTCTTTATTATATTTTTCTAATAGCTTATTAAAATCTTCTGTTGATAATTTAAGATGAGCGAAACTTCTATATAATTCTATATTATCTTCTATTATCTCTTCTTCTCTTATCTTCTCTTCTCTTAATGGTTGAGTTTCCGTTGAACGTAAATTTAACGCTCGTTGATTTTCCGTTGTAAGTTCGTTGGATTTTTGTTCTTCTAACTTCTTTAATGCTCTCTTTTTTGCTGATAATTTACCAGCATAACTATTTTTTTTGGAAGTTTCTTCCCTCTCTTCTTGTTGTTCGTCTAAAAAACTAATTGATAAATACCTACCTTCAACTATTTTAAACAAACCAGCAGCACTCAAATCATTTAAAAGGTCATCACAACCCCTAAACCTCTTTAATAATTTATCATAAGGCACATTACATTCATTACTCCAATAGTAAGAGCAAATATTTATAAATAAACCTTGATGTTCGTATGTTTCAAGAGTTATATCTCCATCATTCCACTCTGAGCAGAAAAATTTGAAGTATGGTAAATCCTTAGCCATTACTAATCGTTTAAGAATGAAATTTGTTTTTTCAACTCTCTATGTAGCTTGATAGCTGTTGATTTATCTAAACAAAGAAAACCTTTAAAATAATCATTATTTACATCTCCATCAATCCCTATATAAATCTCGTTATTAGTGTTTGAATAGCATTGTAATTGATGTTCTTGTGTTTCACTTTGTTCTGTACCGCAAAATAATAATTTTACATTTGGCATAATGTTGTGAATGTTTTACTAAACAAACAAAAGTTAATTAAATTAAAAAAGTCCTATTTATCAAGTAGGCTCTAACATCCACTTTCAAAATAAGACTTTATAATAATTCCTTTAGTTACTATGATGTTAGAGCATAACTAGTTACAAAGATACGAAATTAATTATACATCAGGCTCGATTCCGTATAAAACTTCATATCTGTGTTTTGCCACTTCTTCGTTTTCAGCTTTAATGATAACGTTATATTTATCATTTTTAACTTGTGGAAATGTGTATTTAGTCATATCCAATTGTTTCAAATGTTACTAAAATTTCGTTGATTTCTTGTTCTGTCATAATTAAAACGGTAAATTATCTTGACTATCACCAAGTGGTTTTGGATCTACATTTTTAGTAGTTTCTTCGGTTACTTTCTCAATTCTCCACCCTTGAATAGCATTAAAACACTTCTCTACACCTTCAGGGTTAGTCCATAATCTACCGTTTAAATTAACAGATACTTTCACGTCGTCGCCAACTTTGTAGCTGTCTAAAATGTCGCATTTATCTTGTATCAATTCTAGTAATATATGCTGTGGATATTCGTCAGCAGTAACTATAATAAACTCTCTTTTTCTAAATCCTTTTTCTCCAAAAGTTTTAGTTTCATCTTTTCTGTAAATTTTTCCAATTACTTCACTCATAATTATTTATTGTTTTTATTAATTTCTACTATTCTGTTTTGTAACTTTGTTATTATTTCGTGAGTTTTGGCAGTTTTTAATATTTCATTTACTCTAAAATAATCTTTTACTTCATCTACGGATTTGAAAGACAAATCATATTCTAAGCCTTTATCCCTTTTTAACCCACTTGATAAGTTTAAATAACATCTATAATATTCAGAGAAATATTTACTACCTTTTAATTGCTCAAATTTTTCAATACCATTAATTGTTGTAGCGTGATTTTTCAGCCCAACTGTTAAAGCTATTTTATGAAGTGATGCTTGTGGTACAAACTTACGACATAATGCGAAATAAACAAACCTATAATTTGTTAAACTTCTAATTCTCGATTTTTTGGCTAAATTACTAATGCCACTTTCTCGCTCTACTAATTCTTTGATTAGTTTACATTCCATTCTTTAAATTTTTAAGTTTTTTAATTGCTATTTTTCTAATATTATTTAATACCTCTTCTATTTGAATAATTATTATTTGGCTTTTTAAATAAAGCTAAGTCTATTTGCCATCCTCTTTTTATCCTTGATAATACTGTATCATATTTATTAGGATAATTAAGTCTTAATAATAACATTTTTAGTGGTATTTTTTCATTTTCATATTCTACAAAAAAAGTATTATACCGATTATTACAATTTACTTTAGATGTTACAAATCTACAATTTGATGGTTTATATCCTTTATTTCCATTCACCCTATCTATTTGTAGTTTATTATCATACCCATTACTTAAACACCATTTTTCAAAAACTTCAAAATCTTCCAACCATTCATCACAAACAGTTATTCCTTTTTCAAAATATAAATGTTTTTCTGTATAATTTTTATTACATCTCCATTTTATAGACCTATAAAGTTTACCTATATCTGTTTGACTTTTACCGTTCATTGTTTTCTTTACACACCCACAACTTATAGTTTTGTTTCTTGTTAAATGCGAAATTCTTATATCTTTGATATTTCCACAATCACATAAACATTTTAAAGTTCTATTTGTTTGTCCTGATGGTATTCTTAAAGTTTCCCCTTCTGAAATTATAGTTAATTTCCCAAATCTAGCACCTTCTTTTATTTCTAATCTCATAATATTTATATTACATTAATGTATGTGCAATATAGTAATTAAAATACAATTAATCACTTATAAATTCACAAAATTTATCATCATAAATACCTAAATCTATATTTACCTTATTTCTAATGTCAATGCGTTCTAATTTATTATAAGGTTCATTTATTTGCTTAATTCTAAGTGCTATTTTAGAAGCTTTTTTTGTAAACTCCTTATATTGATCATTAGAATATTTTAAAGTTGGTGTTTGCCTTAATTCTCCTATAAAATTCATGTAATCTTGTCCGTACTCATTAATCAAACCCTCTCTTAATAAACCATCATCATTTTGATAGTGATTTGATTGAGCTGATTGTCTATGAATATTATGTAAATTATATCTTATAGTTTGGTTTCCACCTCTTGCAAATACGTGTCCAGCGTGTATTTGTTTTGCTTTAATATTACGTGCTAAACAAGGTAAACCTTTATCAATTAACCTAATTATGTAATTTATCTTTACTTGAAGTTTCTTACTCCAATCGGTTAATTCATCTTTTAACTTCTTATTATTTTTATTTTTTTCTTTAGTTAAAATATTTTTACTTTTAATAGTTAAGCTATTTAAGTATTCTCGCCCAATATTAGTAGTGTTAAACCATTTAGATAAACAACTAGGACATAATCCATATTTACGATATTTAGACAACTTACCACACCCTTCAAATCCAAATGCTTTATTTTGACCTTTACATTTTTTTGCTTTTACTTCCATAATTATAAATTAGTTAAAAAATCATCTTTAATGTATTCGTGTTTTGGTATTAGCTCTAAATTATCGTCAATCCTACTTTCTATTATAAAAGTTCTACGATCTAACCAAATACCTTTACTACCTCCGTTTTTTTTAATCATTATTTCTTTACTGTTTCTGATATTAAAATAACGTTTGCAAACACTTTTACAAATATTACTATGTGTCTTAAACCTATATAGTAAAGGATATGTTATAGTTATTGATTCCATTTTTTGTTTGTCTTTTGTTTGTTTATCAGTAGTTCTAAACAATTAAACGCTTTTTGTTACATAATTTAAAGGTAAGTGATTATACCAATCAGTTTCTTTTTCTCCAGATATATTTACAATTTGGTTTTTTAAATCAATGAAATTTATTATATATTTTTCACCACAGTAAATTACTTCATCTCCTATTTTCAAACTAGCGTTAAACTGTAGAGAACTATTACATAAAAGTAATAAAGCGTCTGTTGCTTCATCAAATGTTAATTCTCCTTTTCTATAATCTAATAATAAATTTTTAATTTTGTGTTTCATAATCTTTACTTCTTTTATAATTTAAAGTTGGTAGTAAGTTTGGCTGTCTTTAATCGTTTACAATATCTGTTTTTAAACCTCAACGTCAATACTTATTTGTTGTTAATGCGCCAAGTTCCTCCAAAAGCCTACAACCAACTCTCAATAAAATTAACCTTTTAAAATTGCCTTTGCGCTTTGTTTTAGCATTATAACGGTTAAAATAAAGTTTGCTGTGTTAAATAAGGTTTTAATCTTTTGTTTGCTATTTTAGTATATTCTTCACTTAATTCACTTCCTATCCAATTTCTTTTATAAATGTGAGCGGATTTAGCTGTTGTTCCGCTCCCCATAAAAGGGTCATAAACTAAATCACCTTCCTTACTAAAATAATTTATAAAATGGTTTGGCAACCAATCACCAAAAGCAAAAGAATGTCCTGCATTTTCTTTACCACTATTAACAGGTTTTATAATTATGTTTCTCATATAGTCACCGTTTCTATTATTAAAATTACAGTAATTAAATTTTCTACTTTCTGGATTATCTTTACTAAAACAAAATATATATTCATAACCAGAACTACACATAGTTTCTACAATAGATGATGGTGGGTTTTTCTTCGCCCATACAAAAGTTTCTTTTAAAACATCATTATATTCATTCATAATAAAAGCTATTATGCCTTTATTACCTGTAACTTCTTGTATATTATAAAAAACGTGATGTTTAGTTACTCTAATCATTTCATCAATCCAAATTTTAGTTTGTTTAAAATAATCTTTTTTACTTAAATTATCATTATATTTATCATAACTTTTAGAGTTAAAACCACCGTTAATTCTTGATTTACCAATATTATAAGGTGGAGAAGTAACAACTATATCTACAAAATTATCTTTCATTTTAGACATTGTAACTAAATTACTTTCACAATAAATCTTGTTTAGTTCTAAATTATTCATAAGTTCCTGTTATTTTATTTCGTTGTTCTTCATTCTTAATTGCTTTAGTATATCCTATACTTTTATTTTCAAATCCTAATCTTGCTAAAATTTCAACATCATAAACTCTAACTTTCTCTTTTATTTTTAATGGTTCTAAAAATCTTCTTTGGTAATAAAACCCATCAGTTTGTTTATAAACTACTTCTTTTAATTCATAAACTTTTTTATTAAATCTAAATTTTAGATTGCAATAAACTATCTCACCTTGTTTTATTAAATTACTCATTTCGTATTATTTTAAATTTTCAATTTAATGTCCTTTCTAAATTTCTAAAAGGCTAATCTTATCGTGTGCAGTTGGTAGTGAGTTTTGTTTTCTTTATACTTTTATAATAATGCTTTTAATACTATTTTCTTTAAAGTCTTATAAATATTCAATGCGTAAAGGTTTCAAAAAGCCCACAACCAACTCTCAATAAAAATAATACTTACTTAAATCTTTCTAATTTCATTAAATCAGCTACAGTAACACATTTAGCTAAGTCTAATCCATCCAATAAAATTTCTTTCATTCCTTCTAAAGATTGGTGGTCGCAATCTAAAATATCTAATGGTTTTACGTCTTTACCAATTAAGAATTGTCCGTAAAAATTAACTCCAGGTGGTCTAACATTAAAAGTTACTATTACACATCCTGTTTGTGTAGAGTATTTAATACCAATGTCTTTTTCTGTTTTGGCTTGTTGTTTTATTATTCCAAAACTTTTAACGTTATACTTTACATCTTTTTTGGTATGTGTTAAGTACAAACCATCAAATATTACTTCATCAATTTTATATTGTTTAGTAACTACTTCTCCATTTTTTTCTACATCTATTTTCACTATTTCTCTCATTTTACTTTGTTTTTAATTATTAAATTATTTTTGTGTTTATTCGTAATGTTTTTATTGTGTCAGTTAACAACAATTATATTGGTACAAACATCACATTTAACTTATATAACTATTAATATGTTACGTATTAACCTATATAATGGTACTTAATTAACAATATAACAGTGGTTAACAACTCATATAATTAATGCTTAAAGCTTGTATTTATTTGCAATTCGCGAATCACGAATATTGCGTATCTCGATATGCGATATTCGTTTATAAACGCACTAACCATATAGCCACACGTTGAGAATTAATAGTTGTTGACTTTTTGTGTTTACGATACCTTTTTCCCGATGTCGGGAATATGGTCTTATCTACTATTACCATTCATTTTTTCAACTTCTAATACCAACTATTCTGTAAAATTAATAGGTTCTTCTTGCATTTCTATAAGCCTATGTAAACAAGTCAAGGCAAATACTTTGTGTACACCACCTTCAATTATCTCTTCTCTATTAACATCTTCTACTAATTGTACTAAATCTATTTTTTTCATCTGTATTTTGTTTTAATATTAGGTACAAATTGTACCCTAGTTCGTTTTAATCTTATTTAGCCTTGATTTCCTTAATTAACTTTTTTAAAGCTGTATATTGACCCCAAGTCATTTCAAAACTCGCTTGTGTTGTACTATTAATGTTCACATCAAATCCTTCTCCGTTATACCATTCTGTAATTTCTATGTAATCGTGTTCTTTTGCCATTGTGCAAAATTGTTCTAATTCTGCAAATACAGCGTTTCTACTATAACTATCTATTTTTTTCATTTTTATATAATTTTTTTGTAAACAACTTTGTTTACTTTAAACCTCAACTAGTAATTCAACAGCTTCTTTAATTCTGCTTATTAAGAAAGTTTTATCTTTGGTCGGTACTTCAAACTCAAACTTTACGATATTTTCATAATAACCACCATCAGGTATGCAGGGAAGTTCAGATATTGGTTTTTCAGCAATAAAACGATATTTCCATTTATCTTCTCCTTCAAAATTATATGCCATTTCTTGAATTTCAGGCATTTCAGATTCATAAGGAATATAAAGTATTGCTTCTCCAATATCAACATTATGTATAATTGAGTTAGAAATTATTTGCCAATATTCACTGCTAAATTCATTCTTAAATACCTCAATATCTTTTTTCATTAGGCAATCTGCATAAAACCCAAAATTCTTTGGTTGGTAGCATTTTATTTCTGCTACTTTTTTATTTGGAACAGTTAAATCTACTGAACCACCCCAATATTTACTTAATTCTTTGTCAGGATGCAATACTGTTTTTTGTGATTCTATTGTATATTCTAATCCTAGCAAATTGAAGATAACAAACTCGCAGAAGTTTCCCCAAGCCGCAGGTTGAGAATATCCACCAACATCTAAACTCCTACCCATTCTTCTCTCTAATCTCTTTTCGGAAATGTATGTTAAACCTAATTGTGAAAATCCACAAGACTTGTTTCTTTTCTTACTTCCTGGATTTTGCACTTTAAAATCTACCAATTCTTCTTTTGTCATTGGTTTACTTCCCATTCCAATAAGTTTGTAAACTTGGGAGCTTGTAAATCTACCTACTCTTTCTTTATTTTCTATTATGCTCATCTGTTATTTTTTTAAGTTCTTTTTGATATACTAAATGGGCTTCTAATTCGTTTTGAAAACGACCTAAATTTTTAGTTTTATTATTAATCTTAATTTTAGACGCCCACTTATTTCTATTTTTATCATAACAAACACCAACGTATTTAGATGTTGTGTTATTTATATCCTTTGTGCAATTCTCTCTATTAGTAACTAATTGTAGATTTACCAAACGATTATCTTTTTTAATACGGTTTATATGATCCACAACTATTTTATTAGTGCCATCGGGTTTATTATCTAAAAATGTAATAGCAACAAGTTGATGTACTGTTCTTACGTTAGAGTGTTTTATTTTAGAATTTTTAGGTTTTGATAAACACACAGTTAAATAACCATCTCTATTCGGTGACGGATTCATTATCCTTTCATTTCTAACCCCTTTTCTTTTAAGGCTTTTAATTCTACCTAAATTACTTGCTTGAAAAAAACCTTTGTAGTTTGGAATATTCTTCCATATTTCTTTTGTAGTCATTATAATATAAAAACCCCTTTCGATGTACCTGCAAGTAAACAAAGAAAAGGGCTTTAAATTAAACTTTAATCTTGCAGGATTTATAGTAAATGTACGGAATATACACGTACAAACCTAATTACCAAACCTCTTAATTATTTTGTCGTAACTTAAAGTCTGTTTTTCATCTAAAATCCTTTCAATGCTCATTCTGTCTGTTTCTTCAATTTCAACATCACTATCTAAAATTGCCTTAATTTTTTGTTCCTTTTCTTCATCACTAATTGTATCAATTGGAATAGCAACTTTAATTTCTTTAAATTCATTTGGTGCGTAAACATCACTTGCAATACCTAACTCACTTGCGCACTTTTTTAAAGCATTTGTTGTTGCAGCTTTCAAATCATTTCCTAAATCTAAAGGCATCCTCATATTTGTATCAGGATCAACAGCTTTTTTAAACATAATGTCTTTTGTGCCAAATTGCATTTTCACAATAGTTTTTTCATTTGTTCTTACCGTTAATTTGCCTAATACAAAGGCTTGTTTTAACTGCAAATCAAATTTATGCTCTACCACCTCAAAATCCCAATTAAAGTTAAACATAAGGTTTAAAACCTTCCTTACATAAGTTCCTGTAACGTAATCCCATTTACCACCGCCTTTGGCAGGTCTTTGGTAAACGTGTTTAGGTGGTGTTTTTTTAAATAGTATTTGTAATTGTTTTTCATTTAGCACAATATCTTCTGAAAGTCCTAAATCTTTTAATGCAATTCCATCGCTTACTGTTTGTAATTTATTTTTTTCCATAATTATAATTTTGTTATCTGGTTTAATTCTTCTACAATCAATTTAAAATGCTCGTCAAATTCATTTCGTGAGCATCCTTTCATATTTTCGTAACTTTCGTTGGCAGAACCATTAAAATCTATATGCCAATTACTATCATTTTTTCTGATATGCAAGTTATTTTCTTCATCAATAATTTTGACAAAGAAGTCCATTGTTTCTAATTTTAAATATCTAGGATACTCCATTTTCAAGGTTTTTTAATCGTTGTTTTTCAATTGTTCTTAGTTTACTTCGCTTTTTTGCGTTGTTGTTCTTTTCGGTGAATCCAACTGTATATTCTCTCCAACCCGTATGAGAATTTATTTTCAAATCCCAAAATTGCAGTTTCTTTATTCCCATTTCATTGAGTTTATTTTATTTCCAAAATCTGTTAAAACTTTAGCTGTGTGATTATGTTGTAAAGCCTTATCAAAATCTTTTTTATCGTAGGCTATTCTCCATTGTTTGCTTTGCTCGTTTATTTCGTCAAATATCAAATTTATTATTTTTTGTTTTTCCATTGGTTTGTTTTTTAGGTTTTAATATAAGAACATCTGTAACTGTTCGTGAAGAAAATCACTATCCTCATTCATTTCATCAAGTTGTTTTTCCGTTGCTGGTATTCCGTTATAGTCAGCAGTTTCAATAAAAGCATCGCAGAATCTTGGGCTATCATCTATTCTAATCCCGCCAAATGTTAAATTGGTTACTAATTTTAAATCTAGTTTTTTCATTTTTATTTGTTTTTTAGGTTATTATTAGTGTGTTCAAGTCTATTCTTAGTAAGTATATATAATAGCATTAACTAAAATACACTTAAAAAAGGTTAAAGACTTTTAGAATCTTTTTTGGCTACTATTCCTATTCCTACTTAGATTAGGTGCTAATATACATTATACTTACTTTTGACTATGTTTTGACTTGTGGCAAATTGCATAGATTTTCGCAAGGAACGTTTGACCGTATTATAGTACTTTAATTTCCTATATGTTGTTTGAGTTTTTAAGGTCTAACCATTGTAAACACCTTTTAACTTATGTCAAACAAAAATCCTCTAATCTACTTGAGCCTAGTACACTCGTTCAATTAAAGGATATAATGTAAATTTTATAATGCAGTACTAGTACATCAAGTTACAAAGATAGTCATTTTTTTCTAAATCTTTCACTTCTTTCTAAATTATTGCCAAATAAAGCTAAAAATATAACTATTAGCAATTTATATCCAAACCAGTACCAACCTAATGATATTGATATTCCTAATATAAACGCTCCTAATACTTCCTTTAATTTCATAATATTTAATTTAAGTTATTTTTTAAAGTAAGAGTACAGCTAAAAATGAAAAATTATTAACCTATTAATAAAATACCGTACCCTTACTTTTTTAGAAACTGTATATAATATTCACTACGTATATACAGTTATTTTCGCTTTTCAGACGTTCTAAAGCAAGTTATCTATAAATAGACACTCATAGTCTTTTAATTTTTTATAGTGTATTAAATACGCCCACTTTAGCGTAACACATAAACTGTAATTCCTAACCTATCTAAAATAGGGAAGCTTAAATTTATTTATGCAATTGTCAGAATTTTACCCAAGAACTTTTTGTAGTTTAAAGTGCTAAATTACTAAATAGTTTTTTATTAACACTATATTCTAAATTGTTAATATCTATAATACACTAACAATCAATAAGTTTTACCTATAATCTAGTCTTTTTTATAATCCAAATTGTAATTCCAATGTAATAACATAACATTAAATCAATTATAATTTTCAAGGCTATTAAATTAATATTATAATTTTGATATATAAAATACATAAATGCTATTATTGGCAATAAAACGAGAATTGTAAATTTTATAATCTGTAAATGTTTCATAAGTTTTGCATTTTAGATCGTTGTAACTTTGTTTTTTTAATGTAGTAATCTGAATTATCGAAATACTTATCACTACCTAGTAAATTGAATAAGGTAGCGTATTTTACAACCTTATTGTTAATTTTTATATTCTCATCTACTAATTTTCTAATACTGCCTATTATCTTACTTGAATTTTCAAGCCCAGCTTTTAGTTTTTTCTTGTCTATAAATATAAAGTATTCTTCTTTTTTTTGCATATCTAGTTTTTTAATTTAAACAAACTTTTTTTGTAATCGTATATTTGTTATAGTGTTTATTATTTAAGTTCATTAAAACAGTATCTTTGTTATCAATAGATATTAAATTTCCTTTAACTTCTTTTAAAATTCCATCTTTATATTCTTTTACTTTAAAATAGTATTTAAACATTTTCATAATTTTAGTTTTTTTAGTTTTTAAAATATAATATTTTTTATAAGTTCTTTTAGTACTTTTTTATAGTCCTGTTCAGTTAAATACATATTATCCCCTTCTTCATCTTCAATTTTAATATCTTCAACTGTTACGCTTGATTCTTTTTTATCGTATTCATTGGGCGAATTATAACCTCCCGAAGAAGTGCCATTTTCATCTACTTTAATGTAAAATGTAATTAAATGGTTTTTTACTTCAACCTCGAAATTTTCATTTTCATAACTGCCAGTTATTGATCCATTATCCAAATAATCCCAATCATCAAAATTTATCTCAATCTCTTTAATGTTTTTTACTATTGTATCAACGATTTTAGCACGTTTTAAGTGACTTTCGTAAATTTCTAGTATTTCGCTATAACTAAAGTTTTTTTCGCTGCTATCTACGGCGTAAATTTGACTTTTACCCAATTCAAAAGTGTAAAAGATAGTTCCATTGGTGCAGTTGCTATTTCGTTCACATAGGTTTTTAATTTCCTGGTGTACTAATTTTTCAGTATAAAATTTGATTTTTTGCATAATATTATTTTTTAGTTTTTTGTGGTGTTAAATTTTATAATAATCATCCGACTTTAAAAATTGCATCCAATCATTTTCAGTATTCATATTTTCAATGTCAAATTCTTGTTGGTTCATTGTTGAAGTTCTGTACTTTACTTTTGATCCGTCTACATACGTTTTTCTAATTGTAAAAGTTCGCTTACTTTGATTTGCAGTTACTTTAATTGTTTCTTTTAAATTTTTCATTATCTTAATTTTTTGGTTTTGTTAAAATTGAGTTTTAAATTTTTGATTGATATAATCAAAAAAATCATTTATTTCATTTATCTCATTTTGAGAATAAAATTTATTAACTGGGTCACTTTTTTGGCTTCTTATTAAACTATTTCGTTGATTCAATAATTTATTTGTCATTATTTCAAAATGATATTCTGATAATTTTAAATTGTAATTTTTCATGATGTTATTTTTTAGTTTTTAAGCGTTTAAAATAATCATTTTTTGTTGAACTGTTATGTTTATAAAGTTTAAATCTAAAGGCGTAAAATGCCGTTTAAATTGCCTTACAATTAAACATAATGTTAACAAGTCGTTTTCAGTTTTGCAATTTGCTATGATTTTTACAATCTCTTTTAAGGTTTGCATTTTTTTTAAATTAGTTCTAGTTCATAACCATATAAGCTGCAAGTAATTTCATTAGTAGAGCTAACACTGTCAAAGCTGTATATTTTTCCCATAATTTCGCCGTCATCTTCTTTGTGTGTTATTTTTAATATGTCATTTTTCCAACCCATATCGGAATATGTGTCATTTTTTGCATCTTCTGTTAATTTTACTTTTGTTCCTATTCTTAAATTTTCCATTTTTTTATGTGTTTTTTACATTAATATCTCAATACCTAATTCACTAGTCAAAATCAAAACTTGATCCAGTAAATTATAATCTTCGTTTTTTGTAGCTTCATTATAAACTTTTTGAAGTGCTTTTTTTGCTGCTTCTTTGTTTTCTGGTGTAATTACTTTATTGTTCATTTTGTAAGTGTTTTTTAGTTAAAAAATTGAAAATAACCTTTATTTGTAATTGCAGTTACTTTTTTATCTTTGTGTAATATTAATTTAATTACATTTTTTATAGTTTTTTGCTTTAATAAACTGCTTTTATATGTAGGTGATCCATCTCCAGGAATTGAATTTTGGCAATAAGAAACAAATATAAATTGTTTTTTAAGCTGGTTTAATGTTAATTCGGGTAATAAATCACAATAATTTTTTAAGTCCTTTAAATTAAGTATTTTCATAATATTAAGAGTTTATTTTTTTAAATTCCTTTTGTGTTATTTCGTTGCCTTCTTTATTTTCGTAAATAGTAAATTGGTATTTTGCACAATAATTGCGATTAACTTTTGTAACTACTTTTGCCGTTCCTTTTTTGCCCAAAGTAACATATTTATAATATAAGCAAATGTAATTTGTAAATAAGTGAATAGTATAACCTTTAACAGTCTTTTTAACCTTTGTAACTCTTAAATTATTACTTTTTGAGTTGAATGTATCTTTGTTTAAAAATTGTTTATAAGAAGTCATAATTTTAGTTTTTTAAATTATATTTTTATTAATGTATAATATCATATTCGAATCTAAATAAAAAGAATCTATTTGTTTTGTATTTTCTTTTATCCAGTTAATTAATTCATAATGATAAAATTTTCTATTTAATAAAATTTCATTATTTATAGTACTAAAAGGAATATTTTTTTTAATTAAATAATTTGTTAATTTTTTCATAATATTGTTTTTTATAGGTTATTTTCAAAATATGTATTATTTTCTAATTTGTTTTTTAAAATGCGTTAATTGTATTAATTTCAGTTTTTAACATAAGATACTTATATTTATTTTTAGCTTTGTAAGAGCCGTATATTTTCGTTAAAATATCGTAAATCCTAACATCTACATTTTTTGTAACTCGTTTAGTACGTTTTTTAGTTTGCATAATTTTAAATATTAAAGTAAATTTTCTAGTTGTGATTTTTAAGAGTTTATAAATTTGCTATATTTCCAGCAATTACAACAAAATAATTGTTTTTTAATAGGTTAAATTCGTTGGCTTTTTGAGTTTTAAAAGTTAATTCATTTTTATAAAAATCACTTTTAACATTGTAAACGCTTAATTTTGATTTTTTGCAAATTGGATATAATTGTAAATCATTATATTGATAGCTTTTGTTTAAATCATTGTAATACGCTTCTTTTTTATCGTATTTTAATTCTATATCTAAAACACTTAATCTATTTTTTAATACATCTAAATTAATGTGATTGCTAATATTACATAATGCAGAATAATATTTTAATGTATTTTTTGCTTTTAATTCAGGCGATAAGTTCATAATAATAAAATTTTAAATTAGTACTTTGCAAAGATCCGATCTTTACACTTCACATTAAGAAGTTAACAAAGTATAAGCAGTTTTAAAACTTGCTTAGGTTGGTTTGTTACTCGTCTTCTTCTTCTTCTTCTTCAAGTTCTGTAAAGAAGTCGTTTATTTCTTCTTCAAGTTCGTAAAAATCATTTCTTACATTTTGACTTTTTAATAATGAAGCTAATAATTCACTGTTTAAATTTTCGGTAGTATATCCGAACTCGTTTGCAATTTCCATTGATTCATTTAAAGAAGGATCATTTTCTCTTAAGTAGTCCATTGCGGATGCGTAATAAATAACATCTATATTAAAAGCTCCGTTATCATCCAATAAATTTTGGAGGTCTTCAAAACTGTTTATTTCTTCGTGATTTGCATAGTAAATTAAATCAATCTCGTTTGAAATTTCTAATCCTGATAAAAAGTTGATAATTTTGTTTTGTCTGTTTGTTACTGTTGTATTTTTCATGATGATTGTATTAAGTGTTAAATTGTTTTTAATTGTTTAAATAAAATTTTATAAGATTATTATTTGCATTCCTGGTTAATTGACAGTAATATAAATTATATTTTCCCATCTCGTTTTGGTAAACAAAAATACAATTATTGATATATTGCATTCTATGTATTTTTTTTATTCCTAATGGTAAACGTTTCAATATCTGTCTTATTGATAAGTTGTTATATATTTTTGTTTGTGTATTCATTTTATTAGTTTTAAAGGTTAAATTTTGCCCAATGATAAAAATTAGTTAGAAAATAAGATTTTAAAATCTATTACATAGAATGCCAAGTAATAAATAAAGATACTAGTGAAAGTAATTAAAACTACATTCGCTAAGATTCCGATTAATTTCTCTTTTAAGTTTTTCATGGTGTTTGTTTTAATGTTTTGAAATTAATTTGATTAGTTCTAGCAATGATAAAAAGATCTTTATTTGCATATGTTTTATTTTGCATAAAATTTGCAAAGGCTTGTTTTCTTGTTGCTCTTAACTCTTTATATGTTTTGTTTGTTGCCATCTTGTTGTTGTTAATGTTATTACTTATACAAATATAGTGTATTATATAATACCATATATAATAAATAACAACTAAAAGTATCTACAAAAGGGATATTTTCAACTAAAAGTATCGGTATAAGTGCTTAATGAATGATATTTTGCCCAATGATAAAAAGAGTTATTAAATACCTATAAAGAAGTAACAACAAAAACAAATTACTATATAATCATAATTTATTAGTATCTTTGTGAGTATCAATATAATCTATAAAGAAAATCTATATAAGATTAACAAGATTCAACCCAATGAAAAAAGAAGTTATATGTATTCACTAATAGAGATAAAAGAAATTAAAAGTAAAGTACTTCAATCAATAAGCGAGGGCAAGAGTTTAAACGAGATACAAAAGACAAATGGAATACCTGATAGTAATATTGTATATACATGGCTAAATAAAGATAAAGAATTTAAAGATAATTACACGCGTGCAAGGCAAGATCAAGCCATGTTCTATGCTGAAAAGATAGAGAATACCATCTCAAACCTTAAGCAGAGTACTGAAAAGAGCAGGGAGTTAACAGATATAGCACGGTTAGAGATTGACAGTTATAAGTGGATCGCGTCCAAGTTATTGCCCAAGGTTTACGGATCTAATCAGAACCAAACCAACATACAAGTTAATGTTTCACCAGTCACAGGAATGCAGATAATAGATGAGGATTAAATTGTAGTTTACCTTCTTTGGTTCGGAATCAATCACCTAATAAGGTGCAAAAAGTTGTATATTTTCGGCAAATGTACCAAAAAGGGGTGAATATGGCTGGATATTGAAAAACAACAACTCAATGGTGGCAAGGGCTGAGTCTACATCATGCACAGGGTGAAGACAAAAATATAAATGCACGTAATTAAGGCTGACTTTGACAAATAAAATACTTTGATCTTATTAATTTGCTGGTTAACCTGGTGATGCTTATTGATAATAAGGTTGAATGTATAAACACCCTTCAAATATAAGACTAAAAAAATATAAGCCCCCCCCACCTATGCGAATGACGAGAGCATTTAACCCCTCACAAGATTTTTCAGGGTTTTTGAAAGGTTTTTGATTACGTGATACTAATAATATAATAAGGCAGAAATGAGAAAAAAATTCGACCACAAGTGGTAATAAATTAGGTTAGGTGTTTAATTTTCATTAACTTAGCATTAGCCTAACTGATTAGTTGCTTTTTCAGGACAGTCGTAAGTTCAGAGCGATTGGCTATTTTCTTCTTTCTGAACTAATTTAATCTGACAGTAATGCAAAAAGAAATTTGGAAAGTAGTTAAAGGGTACGAAGGTATCTACGAGGTAAGCGATTTAGGTCGAGTAAAAAGTATTGGTAGGGAAGTTTTAAGAGGTCATAATTATCTGTACAGAACAAAAACAAGGATATTAAGTTTATCTACAAATGGAAGATACCAGCATATTCGATTGTACAAGGGTGGTTTTTCAGAGAGATTTTCTATACATAATTTAGTTTGTTTTGTATTTCTTAGCTACGAAAGAAAAGACAGCAAAATAGTGGTTGACCATATCAATAACGTTGGTACGGATAATAGGCTTGTAAACTTGCAAGTTATTAGCCAACGAGAAAATCTAAGTAAGGAAAATAGAGGTAACTCAAAATATACAGGTGTTCACTTTTCTAAAAGAGATAGGAATTGGAAGGCTTATATTACCATAAATAATAAAAGAAAACATTTAGGGGTTTTCGATAACGAATACGATGCTCACTTAGCATATCAAAAAGCATTATCTAATTTAAAACAATAATTATGGATTTAGAAAAAGAATTTAAAATAACACCAAAAGAAAAAGCATTAGAATTATGGAGTAAGTATTATAAAGTTCCAAGAGAATTGTATAATGATAGATTTCAAAGAGAGATATGTAAATATTATTGTTTTTTTTGCATAGATGAAATAATAAAAGCTTGTGAGTATAATGATGTTGAGGTTTGGAATACAAATTGGTGGAATGATGTTAGAAAAGAGGTAGAAAAGTTGCCTTAAAAAATAATTTTCAGAGTTTTTCAAACATTTTGCTTCTCTACGGCATTGTATTACGTGATAAGGTTGGTTTCTGATGCTATTTAAGGCTGTTTCTCGGTTAGGAGGGTAAATAGGGTGGATAAAAAAATGCGACGTTGCTTACGCCTTATTTGATGTATCGAGGATTTCTCGGTAGTTGGTAGATTCTCGATTCGCGAATAGGTATATTCCGTATTCCGATATGCGATATGTTACAAAGTAGGGGTTGTTTTGGTTATTATTTGTAATGGAGTAAGGGTTGATAAA